TCGCAATCGAAAGCAAAAAGAAAACCCTCGAATCCTCGAGGGTAACTTTCATCTGGTGCCCCGCCGCAGAGTCGGACTACGAATTGGTCCTTACCATGGACCCGTTATACCGTTTAACTAGCGGGGCTGAATGTTGCGCGTTGTGCATTACAGACTTTCATGGTCACAATCAGCGTTCCTGTGGAGCGTGGTTTCAACCATTTCGAGATTTCGCGCAAGAAGGATTATAGTTGCTCAGTCACTTCGTGACAAGAGAAAAACATTAGAGGTCATAGTTTTTGTGGAGTCTCTTTTGGTCTTTGAGCCAATCGGGATCTAGTTCATCGTTCAGCTTGCCTTCGATTCGATTGATCAGATAGCGGACCTTCCAATAGATTTTCTTTAGATGGAAAAAACTATCGCCAATCGAGACGTGATAACCCCAAGTTTTTTCCAATTTGTCTTTCATAAACAATAAAAGGGCTACTAGGAGGGACCCAATCTCCGTTCGCCCATTTTTCAGTGAGAGTCGAGCTCGGCCTTCACTCAGATAACCTTGCCTTCTTTTGAAGGGACAACCGCGACCGCGTTGGCGGTGACAGTGGTTTCTTCCTTTTCGAGTTTGGCAAGCTGCGCTTTGAGGTCAGCGATCTCTTTCGCCTTCTTCTCCTTCTTGGCGTTCTCCTTGGCAAGTTTTTTGCTTGCCTTGGCGGTCGCTTTGAGTTTCGAATAGGCATCGGTGATCTGAGCCGGGCTTAACGCTTCGACTTCGGCTGAGCCTGTCGCTTCCGCGATGGCCTTCTTCTCTTTGGCTAGTTTGGCTTTGACAAAGGCATCAACCGCTTCATACAAAGCGATTGACAACGCTGAGAAAACCGATGCGATTGAGAAATAAGCCGTCCAGTTGAACTGAGCGAAGTCCCACTTGACCATTCGCCAAGCATAGAAGACGAAGGTCACGATGAGGGAAACAACGATCGGAATGAAAACGAACCAAACTGTGACCGCCTTCTTGTCGATCTTGGCTTTATAAGCCCATTCCTCGGCCTTCTTTTTCAAGGGCCATTTGACAAGTTGGGTAACAATCGAGATCACGATGACCGCGACCGCTCCCCAAAAGCCATAGGATTGGACTACGGATTGAAGCAGTTTTGCAACTTCCTCCATATTTTTTACCTCCTTTCTTTTTATGATCTGATCCGGAAGAGTCCGCTCCGGGTCTGCCTATCGCTAGGACTAAGCGCCTCAGTTGCCCGCCAACTTATCGCAGTAGTAGGTGTTGAAACTGAGGTATCGCTTGATGTCGTAACGGAATTGGTGATGGACAGTCCCATCGGGATTGGTCACCGTTTCCTCGCGGATGTTGAAATTGACATCCATTCCGTTCTCCCCATAGGGGACTTCCGCGCTCGGCTTCGTGTCGGATGTCGCGCCCTCGATCAGCTCATACTTCTTCTCGTCCATACTTTTTCTCCCTTCCGGCTTTGCTAGCCAGTTTCTTTAGGTATTTCAACTCCCTTGGCGTGGTGTACTTAGCCACCAAGCCTTTTGAATCGGAGTTTACGATGTATCCCCAATAGGACCAAAACCGCCTAATCATCGTCGTGGGGATGCGCTGATGGCTTTCGTACAATCGGTTCACCCTAAGCAGGCATCTTCTGATTCGCCTCCAATCCCTTTTGCGTATCTCGATGTGGTCGCGGTAGAAACGATAGCCAACGTAATCGACATCGTTTCCTCGGAACCTTCCATCTTTGTCGAGGTAAGAGGTCCTTTGGACGCGCTCATTGTCATGGGTTTGGAGTTGCAGCTTCTCGGACAGGTATCTCTTGATGTCACCGATGGCCTGCTCCAACTTCCTTTGGTTGGAGCCGAAGATGATGAAGTCATCGACATATCGCGTATAGGCGGTTATTCCGTACTTCGGGCCGATGGTCTCTTTGACCCAGTGATCGAAGGCGGTGAGAGTGAAGTTGGCGAATAGCGGTGATGTGTAGGTACCGATTTTCAAACCGACTCCGTTCTCGGTTGACGATTCGATGTCGGACCTCAGCATGGTGATCATCCTTTCGTCTTTGATCTTCGTGCGTATCTGCCCTTCGAGGATGAAGTGCTTGACCCTGTTGTAGAACTTCCGGATGTCGAATTTGACGAAGTACCTCGTCCCGCTCGGGTCAACGCGGAACTTCTTTGACAGGTATCGGATGATCAGCGCGGGTCCCCTGCCCTTGATGGAACCGCAGCTCATCATCCATTGGCCCTTGGTCAAGGCAGGCTCGACAACCTGCCTAACCATGTGTTGCTGAATCTGAGTGGGGAAGAAGGCGGGGACGTAGACATCGTCTCTTACCTTTCCCGAAGGCTCGTCTTTGACGACCTTCTTGATGTAATGGCTTTCGACATGGTCCAACCGAGCAACGTACTGGTAGGTCCTGTCTAGTTCCTTGAAGCAATTTTCCACGGATGTTCGATTCCGTTTGCTTTTGGATGCCTCATTGAGCGCCTTGACGAAGTTTTCCTTTGGAGAGTATTTCTCCATGAGATGTCCTTCTCTTTTCATAGGCATCCTTTCTTGTCATAAGGGGTTTTTCGGTAAACTTTCCTACTAGACCCCTGCTTCCGACATATTTCCATCCGCGTTGCCGGATGAGGATGTGGAGACCTGCGTGCGACTAGGCGACCCAAGAATGGGTGAAACGCGATGTTGTAGTTCGAATCACCGAAACCATTGTTGAGGTTAAGCGTGCGCGGACCCGCATTAGACGAGTTGTTACCGTTCGCACTCACAAGGACCCCGGAGCAACAGGGCGAGCGACTTATGATCTCCATACCCTTTTCGAATCAGACTGATCTTCTATGCAGGGGAGGTCCCCCACACCCCCCTAAAGCAACAAACAAGGGCGAAACGCGATGATGAAGTACGAAACACCGAAACCATCGTTGAGGTTAAGCGTGCGCGGACCCGCAGCAGACGAGGCGTCACCGTGCACACTCACAAGGACCTGAAAGAAGGAGGTTCCCGCAGTCGTTCTCGGGTTAATCCAGTAATAGTCGCAAACGTAGGTGAAGTCCGATGCTCCCAACTCGGTGGGCACCAAGCAACCGCCATCGACCGCTTGCTTCTTCTGCCAACCACTCGTTGCCGGGAGGCTGATGCCATCGTCCTCGTAATAGGTCGATGGGCTATCCAAGGTCGAGCCTTTGCGGAATCGCACAAGCGTGATCTTGTTCGACACGCCATCATGAACGTCCTTCATCGCCATGTCGGAGACGTACTCCCACATGGAGCCATACCATTTCTCGAACGCGCGGTATTTGAACTGGTGATGGCCCGCTCCGTTGGTGTTTCCGTCCGTCAGCTCGGTGACGTTGCCCGAAGAGGCTTTGATCACATCGGTGATGCCTGCGGGGTTCGCACAAGTGTGGAAGAAATAAACGTTGTTTCCGCTAGGCAAAGTGAAGGCATCGCCCGAGATGGTAAGTCTCGTGTATCCGGTCGAAGCGCCATTGGAGTCGGTGTCGGCAACCATATCGACGATCTTCCGGAGCATCCAAGTGTTGCCGTTGATGTAGATGCAAACGTTGGTACCGACTTTGCTTCCCGACACCATGTAATGCGTCGTTGGAAGCGAGATGTAGTTCGTCGCGGTCCCCCAGACGTTGTGGGCCTCATAGTCCTTGACCGAATACCACGATTCGTAGATAACGCCCGGCAGGACGCTTTGGATGTTCATCGTGGCGAACTCGACCTTCATCAAGAAATCGATGGCGTTATGGATCTGCCAAGTCCGACCGCAAACCAAGCGGACAGGAGAGGTGATTCCCAACCCTTTGTCTTGGATGTAGGACATCTTCGAGTTGGCGCTAGCCGTGGACATCGAAACAACAGGGGAATTACCTTTGACGCATCCGATGACATCGTCGTGGCCACCGCCAAGGAAAGTGGCGTTGTATTTACCGACCAACGCGAACCGGGCCGGGGTACCATCGATTTTGGTGAACGCGGGCCAGAACCCTTCCTTCGGGTAGTTGGCGATCTGATACCAAACGAAAGCGCCTTTATCGTCCGTCCCGATAGTGAAGCAAATCCAAAAGCGAGGGATGTAGCCGAATCGGTTGATGATCGCCTTCCCGGTTGTCGTGTCGGTATAGGATTTACCTGCGGAGTCGATGGCGGTCTCGCTGATGTCGCGGATCTGACCCCAAACCGATTGGGAGTCGAAATCGTTTACCACCGCGCCATTGGTATCGTCACCGACACCAGCGCGAAGCCCGACCGCCTCCCCTGTACGGACCCCGGTGATGGAAGCTCCGTAGAACTTAACACCCCAACATTTTTGGGAGTATATGATGATCGCGGGCGGTATTCTAACCCGGAAATCCGAATTTCTGATTACGCTATCCATAAATCCCCTCCTTATAAAGAGACTTCATTGACGTTTTCTAGAACGTCCAACTCAGCTGCGTGAATCGCGCTATAGACGACCGACTCACCCGCGCTTGCGTAGACAACCTTCAAATCGTAGGTGTAGTTTCCGACATCCCAATCCCCGGTCACATCGCCACCGATTTCGGGATACCACATCTCCGATTGGGAATCGTATTGGCAAGCGACATCGATTCCCAAGGCCGATGAAACGAGCCTAACCTCTGATAGATCGGCATCGGTGAACACCGAACCGTCCTTTGCCGAGTAAAGTTGGAATCCATTGTTTATGGACTCTCCTTTGACAACGCTGATTCGTCTAGACAATGGGTCATAAATTGACATATTTTGTCCTCCTTTTTGAATCCCATCATGTCGTTATATAGGAATAGTTGACCGAAAGTTCGATTGCTCCGTAAGGGGCTTGCAAATGATCGTGGCAGCTGCAAGTTGTCGTTGCAGTGACCGAATATAGTTGCGTGGCTTCATCGAAAGTAGTTGAAACTATCGGTGTTGTGTATTCGATATACTCAATCGAATTTCCCGAAAGACTGTAATATGAACCTGCGGGGACAGTCCCCCGAGGCAAACTGATTTTCAAAACAAACGTATAATCGGTATCGGAAGTAAAATCATGCCTAATGCTATCAACGATTTTCCCATGAGCAATTTTGTAGGAAACACTTGTTGTTTTATTGCTTTTTCGCAATCCAATTTTCATTCGGTCGGTAAGCGATGAACGAGAGAATCCGCAAACAATGTCCATGTAATCGTTTTCGGTGAATGTCAGTTTGCTGATAACGGAATTCAAAGGGAGATCAGACATTCCCGGAACTCCATAAATGACAATTCTCATTCCACAATAAACCGAGGAAATCATTTTGCTCAAAGTAGGCATGGACATTTCTTTCGTTCTAATTCGGAACGAAACCTCATGAGAATACATAGAAGCTGCCAAATTGCTTTTGGCGGTTACCAACAGTGACGAATCGATGAACTGTGTATCGGTGTAGAAAAGAATCTTTGAAACTACAGGAGAGATTCTTTTATCATCTCCCGAATCGGTTGTAACCGAACCATCGTTGAGAAGGTAATAGGCGAAAGTGTCTTTGTGGAGATAATTGTCGGCCTGCGGTTTTATGATGATCTTGTTGACCGAAACTTGATTGGTTCCGGAATAAGTCATGTTCGAGATGAATTCCTCGCTCAGTTTTATAGTGGCTTCCTTTGTCGGCCTGTCAAAGAGGGTCAAAACGACTCCTTTGTTACCGCTAGCGAGAGAAAACTTGAATCCGATGTTCGATATATCAATGAATTCGGAAATAAGCTGCAAAAGGCTTTCGGTCGAATTTGCGCTCCAAGCGGGAGATGCACCAGATTCGGTCGCGTTATTAACGCAAGTAAACCAAGATAGTTTTTCCAAAATATCCGTAGTTGAAATAAAGGCATTGTCGAAAAACTCTTTCACTTTTGCTCCATACACCGCGCTCGTAAACTGTTCCAAAGCGACCGGGACATCCAAAATAGACGAAATGTTGTTCGTTGTGACGGTTGATGTTTCGTCCTCATCATTTACCCTTACGCTTGTGACAATGCCCAAATAGACACCGCCATTGTTCAGCGGAGCAACCACGACCATTTTGTTCTCTATCCCATCCGAGTTATCGACTATGAAAGCAGAGCTTTGCGGAACAAGGAGATCATCGATGATCTTAAACGAATGGGTTTCCCAAGAACCGACATAACCGAAATCGAGATAATTGAAGATTGCGATTTTCATGTTATCCCTCCAAGAACTGGTCGAAGAAATTTAGGCTTCCGGTGATATGCCAGTTTTCGGAATCGGCAACGTTGATGTAGATGTGGATCTTGTCTTGCCCCGGTTGCAATTGAAAAAAACCGTCTTTGGTGAAATCAGATGTATCGTATGCGTCCTCTCCGTCAATCAATATCTTCTGCTCCCCCTCGATGGTGTCTATTTTGAGAGCGAATGTATATTTGCTTGGAACGCATGAAATGCACTTGGTATCCGAATCGCTCACATAATAATCTCCACTCGAATTCTTAGATATTTCCCGGTCGCAAACGATTATTTTCGTAGGGATGTTTTGATTCCCAACAGGGTAAAAGTTAAGCGAAAGGAAGAATGGCGATTCTCGGTTGGATAAATTGGCAATCTGAAAAACTTTATGCCTAACAAAAATATCGGACGATTGGGAAAGATAAGACCTGGTCTTTGACATCCAAGGAGAAAGCCTATTGAAAGTCACATTGAGAGGAACGGACCTTCCTTTTGTCTCACCGCGAGAATCCAAATGGAAATCAACACGGCAATATCTTTCGTCTATTCCGTCTCTTTTAATCCAAATGAACAGTTTCTTTGACCGGGAAACAAAAGAGAGGAAATCGGTTGCAACGAAATCTCCGTCAAGGCACCAAACGATTCCACTTATCGTTGTCATTTCGTCTCTTTGGTTAGTCCGTTGGAATGATCTGTTTCCCTCCCAATAAGAATATTTGATGTTTGCGGAAGGATTTTTGACATCAGTAAAAGGAGTGCCGGAGAAGGTGGTTAACGACCATTTATTGTTGTTTTCGTTTGTGAGCCAATACTCTCTCATTTTTTACCTCCTTAATAGACGTAGCCCAATTGGTCGTTGATCTCATCGATGCTCATGTGGTCGGCAGTCGTATTGATAGTGATGTTGTAGGTATTGTTCGTGCTTTGGCTTCCACCGCTCGATTCCGGGTTGGCCCGGGCCATTCTTTGGACCGATGGCATAACCGCGTTCTGAGGGGTTTGCTCACCGAAAGTGGAGCCAAACCAATTGCCGATGCTATTGCCGACATCCGAGAACCAACCCGAAACGTTGTTCCAAGTGTCCGAGGCCCAATTGCTGATGGAGCTTCCGACATCAGAAAACCAACCCGAGATGTTCCCCCAAGTGTCGGAGAACCAACCACCGATTTTGGTGAAGACGTTGTTGTTTCCACCGTCCAATCCGAAGAACTCCTTCACTTTGTTGATGGCGTTCTGAACCCAAGTGACGATGGTTTGGAAAGCGTTGATAATCCAATCGAGCATCGACTTGAATCCGCTACCGGAGAAGAAGTTGCTTACCCCCGTTCCGATGTCGCTGAAAAGTTTCTCGAACCAATCGACCACTGGTTTAATCCATTGGAAGATGGTCGAAAGGCACTCACCGATCTTACCGAGAACCGTGGCGAAGACCTTGAAAGCCTCGTCACCGATTGTCTTGATGATCTGACGCACCCCATCGATGATGGGCGATAGGAAATCGATGATTCCCTTGATGAGCGGAACCAAGACATCCGAAATGAGGTCGAGTATCGGGGACAAAAGAGAGAGGAAATCGGTTAGAGCGGGTCCAAGTGCATCGACGATTGCGCCAACGATGTCAGCAATCCAACCGATGACATCGCCAATGACATCGATGATCTCGTTGATGATCGGCATCAGCGATTCGACCAGTTTGGTGACGATCTCAACGATTTTCACGACGATTGGTGTCAAAGCGACAACCAAATCGCTGATGAGATTGATTATCTTCGTGATGACCGGGGCCAAGATCGGGATGATCTTCTGAGTGGCCTCGCTGACGATAGTGATGATCTTCTTGATGACAGGCATCAATTGGTCGATGACGTTTTTGAGGACAGGCAAAATCTTCTTAACCAAATCGACCAAAGCGCTGATGATCTGATCGAGATATGGCTTTAGCTGCTTGAAGGTAGCGACAATGTCTTTGAAAACGCCCGACACCAATTCCTTAAGCGACGCGATGATGTCATCCACCGATTTTCTGAACTCGACATCGGTTGTGTATCCCTTCACGAAAATTGCGGTTATAGCTGCAATCGCAGCCGCGATGAGAGGATGGGCAGCTACCAATCCGAGCAAACCTTTTGACGATGAACCCAAAAGTCCACCGATGCTCGCTTTGAACTCGGTGACGGCTTTTCCGACCTTCCCGATAAGACCGATGATCGGACCGACCGCTACGATTATCCCCGCGATGACCCCAATCGCTTTCTTGGCGGGGGCCGAGAGATTGGATAGCCAAGTCACGCCCGATTTTAGGGCGGGAACCATCTTCTCCTTGACCCAAGCTACCACTTCCTTGATCTGAGGGAGAATCGCCTTGGCAACAACGCCAGCGACCGTGATAAGGGCGTTCTTCGCCTCAGCAACCGAGGTAGAAACCTCTTTGGCAGCTTCCACTTCCTCATCGGATGCGACAACCGCCTTATCGCCCAAATCATCAATGGCATCGCCTCCCTGCTCCAACAACGGAAGCAGTTTGGTCCCAAGCTCGTTTCCGAACAAAGCCAAAACGACCGAGCTTCTAGTGGTCGCATCGCTCGTTCCCTTCAAGGCGGTCGAAATCTTCTTCAATGCCTCATCGACAGACAATCCTTCCAAATCCTTGTACGAAAGGCCGATTTTCTCCAAAGCCTTTTCGTAATCGGCCCCTGTTCCCGAGAACAGGCTAGTCATCGTTGAGGATAGCTTATTCAATCCGGATTTCAGCGTTTGGGTCGAAACGCCAACCGCGTTGGCAGCTGAACTGAGGCGCTGATATGCCTCAGCGGTCATCCCGACCTCAGCTGCGGTATCCGACCACGTCGTTAACGAATGGATTCCAACCGCGACCAAAGAGGCCAATGCCGTTGCCGAGGCGATGGCGGTTTTCGTCAGTTTGGAAAGACCTTCCGAGACATCGGTGATAACATCCCACTTCGAACCGCTGAGCTTCGCCTGCTCAGCGTTGGTTTTCTTCAACTCAGCGTTCAAACGCGCCAAAGAAGTCTCGGTTCTCGAAACCGATGACTCCATCTTCTTGAATTGCTCATCGGAGATCGAACCGCTCTTAAGCAGCTTCGATGCCTCGCTCAATTGGGCGTTTTGAAGAGACAGTTTCTTCTTGGTGTCCTCGATGCACTTGTTGAGGATCGACTGCTTTTGATTCCAATAGGTAAGGTTCTTCGGGTCGAATTTCAGTTTGGAGTTTACGTCCTTAAGCTGGCGTTCTTCCGTTGAAAGTTGGCTCGAAAGGTCCTTAAGTCCCTTAACGACATCATCCGCGTTTAAAGAGAGATGGATCTCGTATCCTTTGACTTCTTCCATACCCATCTCTCCTTTCCGCTTTATTTGGAGCCGAACATCGCATCGATGTCCGCTTGCGTTGCATTGCGAACTGTGTCTTTCCCCTTCTTCTTTGCGCTAGCCTCGGATTCCATGTAGACGATGAGAATCGAATCGAACATCCGAAGTGTCATCGTTCGCATCGCGTCATAGGGGACCCCGACGATTTTGGAATTCAAGATCAGATTGGGAACGAATTTGTCGAGGTCTTCATCCCCATCCGATATTCCGAGGCTATCGCTCAGTTTTTTATTTTCTTCGACTGCTCGGCAGTCGGCTGACCGTCTTGGTAAAGTTCCTTGAAGGTATCAGCGATTCTCGGAAGATCCTTCGGTGTGAGTTTCTTGCAGAAATCATCGAAGGAGTATTTCGGCTCCGGAGTGATCATGCAATAAACGACCTTGATTACCGCCAAATCGTCTAGATTGGCTTCCGAGTCATTCAGAATCTTCAAAGGAGAATGACCGAATTTTTGTTGGCATCGGATTGAGTAATCAAGCGAATTGCTGAGGGTAACGACTTCATTTTGGATAGTAATGGTCTTAATCATGTTTTTGGGTCCTTTCAATCAAGATAATCGGGAGAGGGTTTTTAAGCCCCCTCCCACGTCATTAGGAGGCGAAAGTCGGAATCGCGGGAGCCATGGTGAGAACATCCGCGTAATCGGTGTCGGAAGAATCGACATCATAGCAGGCGATGTCGTTCCCTTTTCCGTCCTCGACCGGGTAGACGCTGATGGCGAGGGAATCGCCATTGACATTCACCGAATCGCTCGTGGTCTCGGTGGCTTCGCTACCGAGGGTTGCCGAGCATTTTAGAATGACCCTGCGACGGCTCTTCGTGTCTCCTTCAACTTGGTAGATGAAGTAGAAATAAGTGGTCTTCGCATTGGTCACTTCCACGTCGTGGCCTTTGGAGTCAGCCTTATGACCGAGGATGGCTTGTTTGAGCTCATCGGTCAAAAGAGTGAAACCAACGGTGAGATTCGCGCCAGTGAACGCGGAGATCGTGTAGATCTTCTTGTTGTCAGCGAAAATCGGGGTCGTGGAGATGGTTCGGTCCATCGTTAGGCTCTTCGCGTTTGGAATCATCACAGGCGTTCCGAAGGTGAGGCTTCCATCTTCGGCCTGCGTGACGATGCCATAGGCGCAGTTGCACAAACCAAAACGTACTTTTTCCATTGTTGTTCCTTTCTCCCATCAAGCAGTCCGCTCAGCTTATGAGGTTCTTAATCCTCTCATCCAAGATCGGCCTGTATTTTTCAAGGGCGGGGTTCATGAACGGCCTTCCGGGGACAAATCCCTTCCCGAAGGCTTTCAGATGGCCCAACTCCAGAAGATGGACAATCGAATATTTGTGCCATTTTTTGGCACTGACGTAGAAACGGACATTCAATCCGTCGTTGTATTTGGATGGCGTTAGGACGATGGCATCACGGAGGTGATGACCTCCCTTGCCACTTCCTTTCGAAACCGGGGCGCTAGATACCGCGTAGTCGGACATCTCGCGTGATGTTTCCTCGGTGATCTCCACCGCCTTCTCCCTGGTCTCAGCGCTAGATTTCTCTAGGTCGGACAGAAGGGAAGGAATCAGACTATCCAAAGTCACTGACTTACTCATCGCCTGCCTCCGCATCAAGGCGGTATTCGAAGACGTAGAGTTTCGACTGATCGTCGAATCCCGATTGCGTGAAGCGCACCCGGAATCCCGCTTTCTCTGCCTCTTGCTCGAACCGCTCTCGCAGCTCGATCACTTTCACGGAACTCGGAGAGGCAGTAGTCCCGATAACGACCGACAACGAAACGGTGCGAATGATCTTTCCGTTATCAGCCGATTGGCTCCAATTCTCGGGCATCGGGCTATAGACCAAGAACGACTCGCCCTTTTGATGGGTCTTATCGTCCAAGAAGTCCCTAACGAAGATGCACCGAGTGTCGGTAGACTTCACCGAATGGGCATCGACCATTCCCGCCAACACCAAAGCGCCAACCAAATTGGCGATGATGGCGGTCTCGGCTTTTGTCCATGTCATTCGTCTACCTCGCTTTCATAATTGATTTTGTGTTCGACCAATTTGCACTTGATCTTGATGTGGCCTTCGTGCTCGTTGAAGGGGTCTATCGAGACGATCTGATAGATGGATGTCCCATAGGTCTTCCGCGTGTACTCCACATACTCATCGGTGTATATCGGCCTTCGGTTGATCTCGAATTGGGCGGTTGAGTCTGTCCCATTCTCATGAGTGGCCACCCGCTCGTCATCCGATAGCTGCCGAAACGAAGCGCGGATATTCTTCGCCACATTAACCCGCGTCCGATTCCCATTCTCGTCTTCGGTTAATTTGAAGACGGTGATGATTCGGTCAAGACGTGGCATTTGCAGCTTCCTCCGCTTCGTAGATGTCGTTCAGATCTGACAGGAGCGCTTCGATTGGCTTGGTGAAGTCGTGCTCATCGTCTTGGTAATAGTTCTTAGCCATCACCAACTCGCAACATTTCTTAGCCAATGGATTTGCGGTGCCCCAATCCTTCTTCGTCCGCTGATAGATGAAATAGGAGGCGGTAGCGATGTAGGAGTCAACCTTTTCGGCATCTGCCGAAGACTCGTCAAAGTCGAGAGCCGAAAGGCCCTCTTCTTTACTGAGTATGTTTGTTACGGTTACTTCATTCATCGGACTGCCTCCTTTCCGTCAGTTAGGCTCGGATTAGGCCGCAGGGGTCAGCTTGAAGATGGCGATGGATTTCGGGAACGTGACGTTGCCACCGACAACCGCTTCGCCAAGAATCGAAATGAGACCTTCGGAGAATTTCTCGTCTTTGCTCATCTCGACCGAGTAATCGCCAAACAAAACGAGGTCGAAAGCCGCGAACTTGCCATAGATCATGGTTCCGTTGGCAAGGGAGTCTTCGAGCGCGAAGTTGGTGACAGTACCGCCCTCTTTGATGGTTCCGGTGATGCCGTCATCGTTGAGAGCGATGTCGTAAATTGCCTTTTTCTCGTTCGTTCCACGGACATCGCCAAAAGCGGTGAGGTCGTGATGGTTGAGCAAGAGAGTGCAAGGACCACCAACGGCAGTGTTGCCGACATTGGCGTTGAGCACGATCTTGCGGAGAGTGACTTCCGAGATGGCCTTCTCAGTCATCGTGATTGTTTCGACCATCGTATCGCCCTTCGTATCGACTGCCGTGCTGATGCCATAGAAATCGGTACCATCACCATTGACGACGAGGGCGACCGTCTTGTTCTTTAGGGCATCAAGAGCCTGTTCGGTGACCTTTTGCTGATAGTTGACCGGGGTCTCTTTGCTGATCAGCTTCGAGACATAGGCAACGGTGTTCATGTAGTAAGGCTTGATGGCAACGATGCCAAAGGTTCCTTCGCTATTGTTCGCAGCTGCGCCTTCCGTCCCTTTAGCTGCGGTAGAGCGAGTCTTGGTGTAACCGACCTTGATTTCGCCAACCTGCGCATAGGACTCGACCTTGATTTTGTCGAGGATGGGGAAAGTCTGAGGATTCTCGTTGATACCGCCAACGACGGTTGGCGTGACCAAAGTCCCGCCCGAAACGAGGACACTGCGGACTTCTTCGTTCGTGATGACCGCTTTCTCTCCGGCTAAGAGGGCTTTGCCTCTCTCTTCGTATAATTTCGTCTTGTTTTGCTCATCCATTCTGGATTGCTCCTTTTCTTTCGAAAAAACTGGCTTGCCTTCTTTGGCAGCTTTGTCGATTTCGGCTTGACGGTCGGCAAGGGCTTGGCTCTTCTTCTGATCGACATCGGCAATCTTCTTTTTTAATTCCTCGGCATCGGTTAGCATCTTTGCCGATTCGTCTTTTGAACGTTGCTTGGTCGTGTCATCGATTTCGGCTTTCAAGTCCGTTGCCTGCTTGACTAGATCGGCTCTTTGCTGATCTAACGAATCGATCAACTCTTTGAATTCCATTTAGTGGACTCCTTCTCCTCTATTCGACCGATCACTTCCCCACGCTAGGGGACAGGATCGAGTCAAGGACCGAGGAAGCCTTTGACAGATTCTCTTTGACCGCGAGGGCCTCCGCTCTCTTACCCGCGACGTTCGCCAACGTAGCGGATCGGCTTTGGGAAACTATCGATGTCTCCGGGTTTGCCGGGAATTCGACCGCTGAAACGTCCCGCACCCGCGAAATAGACTGGATGTGGAAGCAGTTTTCCTTCTCGTCAAACTCTTCTTTATCGATAACGAAACGGAAGCTCATTTGGCTGAGCAACCCTTCCGAGACATCCTCGTAAAACTGAGCGCAACGCTGATTGGCTTTCTTCAAACGGCAGTCGCGGACGAAAAGCCCATCGTCGTTTGCCTCCAAATCGAGCGTTTTGTTCCGCGTCCGGGCAACCGCGTGGTTGCCATCACCGTGGTTCACGTTCATGACCACATCGCTGATGTCCGAATTCTTAAGGCACCCTTTGTCCATGACCTCGGTGATGTCGGCATCGATTCCGAATATCTCCTTAGCCATTGACCGGGGAACCAAAACGTATTTGTTTCCGCATCTTGCAGCTTCGCCTTTGACGTGGAAGAACTCATCCTTATCGTCACCACCGCCCTCACCGCTTCGTTGCTCGAAAACGCTGATGGTACCCAAAACGCGCTCTTCGCTATCGCTTTGGCGGTTTTCCATGTAGTCCTTAATTTTGTCCATCTGATTCGTCCTCCTTTTTCTTGGCCTCTTTCTGAGGCTTGTTTTGCTGACCACCGTTCGAGGTGGAATCTACCCGGTCGATTCGCTTGATCAATTCGTCCTCTTTCTCCGGCAATGGCCTCAATCCAACGATCTTTCTGAACTCGTTTGGATGGAAGACACCGGATGTGACAAGAGCGGTACCCAACTCGATTCGGTGGGATACGGACGCGGTGAACATCTCGCTCGTGTTGATCTTGATGGCGTTTCCGAAGTCCCTTTCCCTTTGCGTTAGTAGTTTTTCGGTAAGTTCCTGCTCGATTTCCTGCAAGATAGGCTCGACATAAAGTTCGACCCAAGAATTGATTGTTTCGTCATCGGCAGTTCCGTTTACGATTGATTGGGAAACGTGGAAGTAGTCGTATATCTCTCCCTTGAACTCCTTGATATCATCAGCGGAGGCCCATTTCGCTTGGTTCGTCACTTGGATCATGCTTTGGGCGTTGTCGGTGTAGAAAACCCCATCAGAACCGATTGAATTCATCATCTCGGAGAATTTCTTTTGCCGTTGCTTGATGGTCGGCTCCGGAAGAACCGTGTTGGCGGTAGCGATGAACCGAACGACGTTAGCCATCTCCAAAGCCTTCGTAAGACCTTTGAAATTGGCATCGATGGCGTTGACCAAGTTCGTGAGAGCTTCGGAATGGGTAATGAATGGGTTCTTGGTCGAAGGGATATTGACCAAAACGACCATGTCCTCCATTGGCGCGTAAACCTTTTTCGAATCGAGCCGGAACGAGAAATAAAGCGTTCCGGAGAAATCCAAAAGCTCGAAGAAGGCATCGCTGACATCGATTGCCCAAACTCCTTTAAGCGTCCTCTTCGGACCGCTATAGTCCCAATCGAGGTAAATAGCTGCTAGATTGTTCTCGAAATACGAGACAATTGACTGCTTCCAAAAATTAACCGAGCTTTGCGATTTGTTCGCGGTGTTGCCCAAAACGTAATTGATGTGGTCGGGGCAAACATCGTCTTTGAAATAAAGGGCGGGCTTTATCTTCGAGATCGCGTTGGCGTATGTCGAAATGCAGCTCATGTAAGTCGCGTTGCACTCTTTGAGAGCCGAATAATCAGAATTGAATGGGTCGAATGACACAACGAAAGCATCTTTGTTTTGGACGTTTTCTTTGCCCTTGACGAATTTGCCAAGCAACCGATTCCAAAGTGACATTCGCGATTGTTCCTCAGTTGGAGTTTAAAATCGCGCGGACGTTGAAAATTCCAAAAACCGCCATTTTCCCCTAGCCGAACAAAAAAGGACTCTTAAGAGTCCTCGGAGAAAAAGATTCAACTTTCTTTGGAAACGCTATTCCCTCGGAGCGAAATAAACATCCTCATTCCTACAAATCTCGGCAAAGCCATCGACTGTGCAAGCCGGGCCATCGATCTTGTTCATTGATTGGAATCCCGCTTTCTTAAGCATGATATTTCCGTTATCATCAACGACTATCGAGCATTTAGAAAACATGAGTTTCATCACCGGATTGTTCAAATAGCAGATACGACCATCGTGAAGATAACTAGCTAGAAGTTGTGTCGGAGCGCTTAGATTCTTGAAGTTTTGCGGAACAGGCTCTTGAACCGCCCCTTTAGCATCGCAACTCCAACCCTTTCCGGCAATATCGTATTTGAGATACAGGGCGCTCCAAGGGTCATACATCATCTTCGAAAATATATAATTATGCTTCTCGAATTCATCGGAAATATAGTCGCTAACTTCGTGGTAGTTTATGGTTGATTCCCCGAGGTTAACGGTTCTTCCGTCCTTTGTTTCAGTTACCGTTGAGCAAACGCGGACATATCCTTGTTTTATCCAAAGGAGCCAAGATGCAGCTGACTTATCAGCGGTGAACCAATCGGACTTCAAAAAAGCCTGCGTAACCCAAAACATCGGTTTGATTATCACGCACATTTTTTTAGGGTCAAAAAGTAGAATTACATAAGCGGTAATATCGGTTGTTTTAGACAAATCATAACAACCGATTACCAAAGTTCCATCGAATTGGTCAAGAAACTTCGGATCTTCAATCTCTTGTTTCGTGTAAGGTCCGAGCGCTCCTCTTTCGATGTCTTCGGCTCTAAGCCAACTTAACCCCTGAATACCAACTAGGTTGAAATCCTTGACTTTGACGGTATTCAAATACCCCAAATCAATCTTCGCCCGAGAGATCTGCTTTCTAATATAGGCGAACGGTTTAATAACCCCGATGCTTGGATTTGCCTTAATCCACATCCTTTCATCGTTCATCTCTTTCTCCGAATCAAGCTCATAGATAAGCGGAAGCAAAGATAGCAACGATTCCGGGTTATTCAAAACCTCAACGCAGGTAGCATATTCAGCATCGTAAAATCCATCGCGAACGAAACCTGCCGTAGTAATAATGTTTATCACAGGGTCGAGCCTGCTTCCGGTTCCTTGCCTAATGACATCATAGATTCCGCGATCAAGTTCATGGGCTTCGTCAATCGAGGCGCAGCTGATGTTATATCCATCCTTGGTGTCATCGTTGTTCGTGAAAACGGAGAAGATGGAATCGAATTCCTCTAATCTGATGGTAGGAGGCGGGGCAACCGTCGCTTTGAAATGCCTGCTAAGCCATTCGGATTTTCTAATCATTGATTTTGATTCGTTCCAAAGGTGCATACCCTGCGGAAAACTATTAGCAACGTTATATACCTCGGCACCGTGGCAATCCGTGCACATATATAAATCGAATGAAGCTGCCTCCGTTGATTTTCCATTTTTTCGAGACACAGGATTAAAGCACTCATCAAATCGCCTAAGTTTTGTGTCAGTGCATTTGATTCCAAGCAAAGCATCGTATTTGGCTTTTTGCCAAAGAAGAAGGTCTAAAGGCTTCCCCGCAAATGGAGCCTTTGACTGCTTGCATAGTTTTGAGCAAAAATCCGCAAACTTTTGACCTGGTCTTGGGTCAAAGTAAAATCGAGGGTCTTCTCCCGCTACAATTGGTTTGAGAATATCGCAATATACGCGAATTATCTTATCGCAAGCGATTATCTCTCCGCTTTTTATCTTTGATGTGTATTCTTCAATGGGATATTTCATGCTTTTCCACCGAATTTTTTGAGATTAGGGTCGCTATTATCATCCGAGCTTAGGAATTCAGACATCTCGTCTTTCTCCTCATGCTTTTTTTGGTGATAAAGCTCCTCCATCTTTTTTCGAGCCGAAGGCGTGAGCGAAAGATGTTCTTCCAAATTGATGATCGTTTTTTCCCTGTTCGTCTGATCGGTGCGAAGAGTGGTCAATGCTTTGGTTGTCTCTAGCGAGTATTTAAATCTCTCTTTCGGCTCCATATCGCACTCGGTGTTCCTAAGAAGGTCATCCAATTGCTTTTCAAGCTGCGGAATCCTAGTTTTGTCATAGCGGTAGTTGGCGACCTCGGTGCAATACATATCCAAGTCGTTTAAGTCCAAAGCGTTAAGAAATTTTGTTCCGAGTTTTTGATAGAAGGAAATAACTTCATCATAGATTTTCTTAGATTCGCCTGTGATGAAGGATGGCGAGGCGCTTAGATCGGTGATGTCAATCGTTGAAACGGCTTGCCTTTCAGCAACTTCTTTTTCGGTTTCATCGATGCGTTTTGCCCTCGCTTTAATAGCTCTGATTTCTTTCTTTGTATAGTGGTGCTTAGAGTGCGTAGTTTCAGTGATGACTGGCTTGCGTCCTTTCTTCCCATTAAATAATTTGAATGACATCAGAATTTTTCCTCCACTTTTAATTCCTTTGGAATTATTTACGGGATTTTTCCCATAAATAGGTCTAATTTTCAAAAAATGACTCCCATATATTTTTTGAATCTCCCCCACCGGTCCCAAGCCGGGGGGTAGCCCCCTCGTGATAGGGGGGGGAGTATGGTCACTTAGGCTTCTCTTTTACGATCACATCCCCATCGGCAGTGAATGTGACATCGAAGTGGTCCTCTTCCTTGGTACCGAAGTGCTCCTTGTTGTGGCAGTCGATGCAAAGCAGCTCTAGGTTGTTCCAATTGAGGCTGATGTTGGCATCGTCAACGTTGCGTTCGTTCAATCTGATCTTGTGATGCACGATCATTTGACCCGGCATTGTCTTACCGCACCGTTGGCAGATGTAGCGCTTCGATTGCATGAATGACTGAGCGCACTTCCTCCACGCTGATGAGTGATAGAAAGCAGTCACTTTAGGACCATACCTGCTAGGCATCTTTGCCCTCCGTGGTCACCGTGTCTATCACTGATGATCTCGATTGCATAGACGGTTGACTTACCATCTTGGAAAGATAACTCTTCGAATAACCGAAGGTCTTAGCTGCCGATGAGCACGAGCGGAACATTACTTCCTGCCCGCTCTTGGTCTTGATGGTCGTTACTTTGCCATTGAGATTGGCTTTGCCATCGGTTACCGCAAGATTGCTGATACCGCAGTTGGTGATGTCACCATCGATGTAAAGGATGTGGTTAGGCTTAATCGTCCCGAGCGTGGTGAACATCCGGATAACCTCGCTTGCCAAGCATTTCTTCTTCTTGCCAAACCAACAATAGGCTTTGTCCCCAACGATGTAGAGCTTCATCAGTTTCGCCTTTGAGAACTCCCCTTTGATGGCGCTCTTCAATTCGTCAGCGACCTCTTTTGAAGGGAGATCGGACGGAAGGCGAAAGCACCGCCCATCGCTCGTTAGATAATAGTCGAATCCGTTTGCCGATGATGCCTTGCGCTTCTCATCGTTATTGTTGTGAGCAATCTCGCTGATGTATATCATCTTTTTTCCCTCCCATATTCGATGGTCAATTCCCTTTTAGGAGAAGTGACCTGCTCCAAGCAATCGATCATCCCTTTCGTCAGTCTGATGAAGATGCCCGGTTTGAAGAAGAAATCCTCCCCTTCTTTTTTAGGATCGTCCTTAACCCCTAGAGTCGGATGGAACTCACCGATTTCATTGGCGTTGCTGAATGGCATAAAAGGCCGTTTGGCATCGACAAACGAATCGATTCCAATCGCCTCTACCTTCTCGATTTTGTCGATGATGAGAACCCTGTTTCTCTTTTTGAGCGTCCCATCGACTTTGGCAACCGCCACCGCTATGACTTTCCCAAGCAGCTTCTTATCGGTTGCCGATGGGAATGGCATTGGCGTGAAATCGTTCGATTCCGATGCCAAGAAATAGATCAGTTTTTCCCGCATCGTTTTTCCTCCACTTGGACTTCGACCACTTTGAACCAACCAAAAGGCTCTAGCAGGTCGCGGAGATAGACGGCTTTCCCATATCCTTCGACTCCATAGGGGAAAAGGATTGCCCTGTTGTAATCGATAACGGTGATGATCTCCCTATTCTCCAATGCCTGGTCTTTTTGGCTAGGAATAAGGTGAACGGATTGAAGATAACCGCTCATTTCTAGAAATAACGCATATTTCTTAATCATTGTTTTTTTACCGCAGGATTTTCGATTTCGAAAAGCCTGTCGCTTTCTCGCTTTGCTAAGGCGTTAACTGCATCAATAGAAGCAATCTCTTTAAGCGTTATTTGGTCTTGCTGACCATTCCGCAGCTTAAAAATGACTCTTTCAACGTCTTGTTCGACCATCATCCAATAAAAAGAGGTATTTTCTTTCATTTCTTTTTCTCCTTTGGAAGATAGATGGCAACGAGCGAAATTGAGTAGACGACCAAATCAGCGAAGATCTTGTTTGACGGAGCCAATGCGTATTTTGGTAACAAGAGAGCCAAAACGCATCCGGCAATCTCAACCAATAGGACAATCGTGGCCACGAATCTGAAAAGGCCGATAAAGGTCTTCACGGCTTCTTCTCCTTCAACGGCTTAACTTTGATGGTCATCGTCTCAATGCCTTCGGGCATATCGGATGAGGAAGTCCGGGCGATGATGGTCGGATGGATGGCCCTTGAAGCCTCCTGCTTCGCCTTTCTAGCCTTACGACGCTCGGAATCCCGGGCAAGCCACTCGCGCATCTCGGTGAGAATCTGATCGGATGATTTTTGAGTGCCGACAGGTATCGCCTCCAAGAAACGGATGACGTTCTTGACCGTAATCCTTTGCTTGTAGATCTCCTCGCACGTCAACGCTTTTGTTTTCATGAATCTAGCCCTTTCTGAATAAGCTCCCTAAACGCTTCATTCCTTCCGATTCCGAATTTCTCGGCAAAGTCCTCGACCGCCTTCTCCATCGTCTTGGACATCGCCACCGAAACCTGCAATGGATAACGCTCTTTTTTATGAAGATTTTCTCCCATACCTACCTCCTTGTTTATTTTTGTTAGGAGCAATCGAATCAAACAACCTTTTAAGTGCCTTTTTGAATGTTTCCATTTCCACATAACTCTAGCAACATTGAGTAAGTCGCTTTCCAAGTCAATATTGCTTTGTCGCTATCTTTGTTTTCAATGTTTTCCATCCCCTTCCTTTTTGCTGAATGTTTCCATTTTTTTAAAGTCCGTGTCAGCATCGATTCTTTTATCACTTGCGTATATTGGTTTTTCGCTCGATTCATCAAGTTGTTTTACAAGGCCAATCAATTTAGATTTTTCTATTTTCCCTCTACCATAAAACTTGATTCCGTAAACCCTAATAAACTTGTCCATCATCTTCTCCTTTTAGCTTTAGTGACAACGCCATCAGAATCGATGAATATCGCCTCACGCTCTTTTTGGATGTCATCGATTGTCCACTCAACGTAACGGAGCGTCGTGTTCGAATTCGAATGGTTGTACATCTTCATCAGCGTGATCAGCTTCCCGCCATTCTTCATGTAGGCATATCCGAATGTCTTCCGGAGTCCGTGCAAACCAACCGAGTAAGGTATCCCGCAGTCATAGGTCGCTTGGTTGATCACTTTGTTTAGCCTTTGGCGGGTCACTGGCTCCAAATAAGGCCGTCCGTTGACCGATTTTACGTGCGGTTGGAACAAATACTCGTTTCTCTCCAAACCGTGCCTCTTGACGTAATCGGTGAGTTTTTGGAACAGTTCGCCATTGAGGGAGAAGTTTTGGATCTTCCCGGTCTTGTTCTCCTTGATCGAGATGAATCCACGGTCGATGTCCTTGACCCGCAGCTGCAACAGGTCCTCGGCACGGAAGGCGGTGTTGAGCGCGGTTAGGACGATCATCAGATTGCGGTCAGCGATGGCCTTGCGCCTCGCGGTTGGCGCTTTCTTGACTTGGAGGTAAAACCAATCGATGAAGTGCTTTCGGTCGCTCTCGTCCTTGATCGGGTCAGTCCGATGCGCCCCGGTGCAGGGCTTCAATTGGCGACCGCTACTTTTCTTGATCAGTGCCGTGCTTCTCTTTGCCATCCTATTTCTCCTTTGAACTATCGTTTTTTTCCACGAACAGGCGCTGACCGCAATGGGGACAATACCTATCGGGTTCAATCTTCAAACCGCATCGCGGGCAAATGGCATAAGGTCCGTCTTGACCTGTAATTTCGTGAAGGATTGGAAGAGGCTGTTCTTTTTCGACAAGCTCGTGGATGTTCTTCAATGCCTCATCCCCAATTCTTGTTTGCGTTTTGGTATGGCAATTGTAGAAATCGACATAGCCTCTCAAAACCGCCAACGAACCTGCGTAATCATTTGCCATATACGAGAAAAAGATCTGTGGACCTCCATAATTTTTTCCATTTGTTTTGCCTTCGGATTCCGCTTTTGACTTTTCCAAAAACTCGATAATCTTTTCGCAGGCGCATCTATATCTCTCGCACTTGATGTCTTGGACAACGTCTAAATTCCATCCATTTACCAAGCATCTGACACTAAATTCGTAAATTTCCTCAACGGTTCCATCCTCATCGTTCCAAGCCTTTGTTGAGTTAACGTTTTCTTGGAGCCATTTCTTATCGACAACAACGCAGTCATTCCTAAGAACGTCCCTCAATTCGCTTGCTAAAGCGTTAGCCAATGGGATCGTCGCTATTCTTTTGAGAAGGTCATTTACTTTATCGTTCATTTTTTATAGTTTCCTTTCGAGTCACCATCGACAACAACGAACCCTAGTTTTCGGAAATCGTCGCAAAGAGGTTTGTAGCTTCCGTCATCACCATCATCTCCACCGGGAATTCTGATATGGTCGATGATGTACCTCGCCTTATTGACCATCCCTTCATCATCTCCAACCATTTTGTGGAGTAGCAATAATTCGGCCCTTTCTTTATTCGATACGATTCGACCATCGGGATAGTCTTGGTCTTCCTCCTCGAATATCTCGATATAGAGGCGATAGCATTTAGCAATCTGGCCTACAGTAATAATTTTTTTAGTTTGTTCCATTTACCATTCCTCCAATTTGGCTTGGTTTTATCAGACTCAACTGACCGTTTGGCATTTCGCCTTCGAGCCTTCTTTTCGCTTGGATGAAATATTTATCCATGATCTCGATTCCAATCGTCTTTCTTCCAAGAATCTCGGATACGAAGCAGGTTGTTCCCACTCCCATGAATGGGTCGAGGACCGTGTCCCCTTTGTTTGTCAGCAGCTTTATCAGCCTTTCGCATAGCTCCTCGGGGAATTGGGCGGGATGGTCCCATTTCTCCGGAGAATTGAAATGGAGCGTGTGAATGTTCCAAACATCGCCCGGGTTCTTTCCCAAAGGATTGCAGGTGAAAACCCCACGGTTCTTTCTCCGGTATCCCTTCTCCCTTGGATATTTTTGAGGTATTCTCACATCGTCCAAGTTGAAAGTAGGAGACCCCCCCTGTTTTACGAAGATCAGCACGGTCTCATGGCTTTGAGTGAGCCTGTTGTAATGCGACCCGGCAAAAGGCCTATTGTCTTGGAACTCCCAAATAAGCTCGTTGACTAGAAGCAATCCTTCCGAGCGGAACAATGGAGAATAAAACTCGGAAAGCGGATAGATGTTGTCTTTCTCGATTCTAGTCCCCACTTGCCAAACAAGGTATCCACCGCGCTTGATCGTGGCCACAAGCGGTTTGATGATCGGCTTCATCGATTCGATGTAATCGTTTATAGAAAGAGAACGAGTCTCATAGGATTTACCGATGCCATAGGGAGGCGAAGTCAAAACCATGTCAACGCTTTCAGCCTTGATTGTTGGCACGATTTTGAATGAGTCTCCCTTAATTAGCATTTTCAATCCTTTCTTTCGTTTTCGTCATCGAAGTCACCAACGAAGCAACCGCAACCACCGACCTCTTCATCGTCGAACAGGGACATTTGCTCCGGAGCCGAGTCAACCGCCTCCCGAAGCTGCCTAAGCGTGAATGGCTTCCCATTCCGTTTGAGAATCGACACGTCCTTACCGCTGATCATCCTAAACGTCTCTTCCTTATCCTCCATGCGGAGGTAGGTGACGCGGTCTTTGATCAGAAGGTTCTTCCAACTGGCTATCCCCGCCTTGAAGCACGCGCCCGAGCAATTGTTGTGGGCGAACCCCAATTCGTAGAGCCTCGGAACCTTAATGCCTTCTCTTTTTAGGCTCTCCACCATCTCGTATTTGTAGACATAAGGCTTATCGCACATCGGGAATTCGACTTTATAAGGCGAATACCCTTTGACGATGGCTTCCTTCCTGTGGCTTTCGGTGAAGTCGATTCCGAGGTAGAGGACGCAATCGCTCGGGGAGTAGTTCTCCTTCAACCAATCGTTGAAGAGCTGAGTCTTCAATATCCGTGAGCACAGGGCGACACGGCTATTGAACAGGAACCTTTTCTCGAAGCACAAACCCCAAGGGTCCTTCCCGCTTGCCAATCTCTTGATTCGAACCCCGGTCTTCTCCTCGATGTCCGACAGGAAGCGATAGAGATCGCCATCCTCGTTCATCGTGTCGCAGAAGACCGCTATCGTTTTTTCCTTTCCCTCCTTGGCGATCACTCGCTTCAACGTCTCGTAGCTGCCAATCCCCCCGCTGAGGGAGACGATGTGCGTAATCGACATAGCGCCATTTCACTAAGAAGTGATTTGGCAACGTTATGGCGGTCTCATTGGGGACCACTCCTTGCGGTATTTGCCCCGGCATTTGCAATAAACCAAGCCGGGAACCTAGTTTTCACTAGGATAGCTACTTAACCTCCTTGATTCCGAGAACGCAGTAGCCTTCTTTGATTCCATCGGGGAAATCCTTCGATGTAAGTTTGTAGGTTACCTGCCACATACCAGGCGCATCGTACCAACGAAGCTCATGCAGTTGGTTGAAGGCATAATTAGCGGTCTTGAACGTGATCAGATCTCCAACTTGGAAGTTCCGGTCATCGTTGCGGACCTCGAACGTCTTGTCCCCTCGCTTGATCGCCTTGAAGTATTTCTTGGCTATCTTTAGGCTATGAATCTTCTTTTCCATTTTTTCTCCTTAAGCCTTGTGGCTGATGTCCGAACCGCCCTTCGGTTGAGCGAATACCTTCATCGGTTCAATCGGCTCCTCCTCCATGATCATCATGTCATCGGGGTTGATGTTTCCAACCTTGAACAAATCAATCATCTTCGCATCGATTCCGTCTTGGACGACCTTGCTTTGGAGAACCATTTGGCGAATCTCCTCGCTCCCGACCAAGATGGCGCACTTCTTTTTCTTGACCGTGATGATGTTGATGATGATGTCTTCCAAATCCCGCCAAGAGACACCGTCATTTTCCATAGGAACCCTCCTTCGAGCAGGGCCAAGGCAGCTTGTCCCTTCGGAACTCGGTTCCCATAACTTTCTTAAGCGAATCCTTCATGAAGACGTGGATGAATCTCTTGTCGCAGGCATCGACAACGTTCCTAACCCACTGCGGATCGCATTTGACCTTGCCCTTCCTGCTCCCGGTCTCGGCACCGATGATCACGAACTCCGGCTCATCGTAGTCGAGAAGGGCGCTGAAACCTGTTAGGTCCTCCAATATCGGCTCGACCGACAGGAACCCGAGTCTTTGGGATGGCTGAGTCAAAGCCTTTCTGATCAGATCTTCCGAACCGCAGCTATAGCCGAAGTAAAGATTCTTAAGCGACGCGGTGTCGAAGGCGCTTCTCTTGAATCGGTCAATCGATGAGATGTCCTTCGTCAAGAAGATGTAAGCGTTACTTGACCAACCGCTCGTGATCTGAGTGAGCGCGAAGATTCCGACCGTGGGCCAATAGGCGATGTCCGACAGGGAATCCATGAAGAACGATGTCGGTTTGTTCGTCCCAAGATGCTTTAGCGCCTTTGGGAACCATTGGGGCTTCGAGAAGTCATCAACCCAATGGAATCTATCGTTGCATTTCCTCGCATAGCAGAATGGGCAACCGTGAGCGCATCCGATGACCGGGTTAGCGGTCCTGTCGCACCAATCAATTTTTGTCCGTCCCATTTTCGGAATCCCCCATTTCAAAAGCGGAGTTAGCAAGCCTTTCTAATTCATGGTTATTGCAGAAATTTCTTTCGATAATTTTCGAATTGTATTGGGCCTTCACTATTTTTAGAAAAATATCAGCGCACGTTTCCTTGCACATCATGGTTGTTCCGTAACCCTTTAACGTAACCATGCAATGGACTCCTTGCATTTGAAGCTCTCGGTCATCCACATCTCGGATGATCGTGATCAAGTCGGCATCGACAACGGCTTTGTTGAAATAGATTGCTCCATCTTTGCCGAGCATCAACTCCTCAACGACGATTGTGTTAAGTTTCATGTTTGGTCCTTTCACCATTTATCGACTTTTGTGAACGATGTCATTCTTTTGATGTTCGAATGAGCTGCGACTTCGGCACCGGAGCAGGCTAGAATAACTTCTTTGTCGTGATCTCCTCCGATTACGGTAGCGGTCATGTTGTGGAAATTTACCGCGATTCCTTCCGCTTTGACGATTCGGTACTCTTTTCCAACTGCGTGATAGATAACGAAGTCTTCAAGTTTTTCTTCTTCCGGCATATTCACCATTCTCCTTTCAGAACGATTACTATTTTTTTCGACTGACCGATTGCTTTCTCCTCGGTCGATACGATCTCTCTCGACATGATCGCTTGGTTCCTAAGCGAGAAGAGGTCAAGCGGTGTTATCGAGAAGCCACCGCCTTCTTCGAATCGAAGCTCCAACAATTCGCTTTGCGGTTTCCTCTCGCTTAGGTATTCGCAAAGTTTCTTACCTTTTCCCTTCATCTTCATTCCTCAGAACAGGCTCATCTGAATCCAATCACCATTTCCTCGGTAGCACTTAGGTATTGCTCCTAAACCTGTGTTGACCAAGAATTTTGAATCGTAGTTCTTTTTGGTCACGCGGATAGTCGTTTTTGAGGTATGGATCAATAGCCATCTATCTTCGTATGGAACAGGACCATCGAACATTTCCAAAGGAGTCTCAGCTATCCAAGAATCATCAATGTTAGGCATCGGAGTGCCCCTTCCTCTCCTCAGCGACCTGCTTGGTCAGCGATTCGAAGTCGGTGAAGAGCGATAACTGACCATCGCTAGAAACGCCATTGAATTGGGCGCGGTTCTTCTTGTAGCGGAGCTGAGCGACCTTAAGAAGCTGCATCGTCTCGATCTTGGTCTTCGGGCAAAGGTCGGGAAGGTTGGCTCTCACAAGCGCCTCAGCGAACGGTGGAGGAACCGCGTTACCGCAGCGTGCGACCTGCTTATTTGCGGGATAGGACTTCCCATTGGCATCTTTGTCGATGATGTAGTCGTGAGGGAAACCCTGCGCGTCATACAATTCCCGGGGGGTCAGCATCCGCATACCGATGTCGCTGATGAAGTAATCATGGCCATCGATGCTGATCAGAAGGATTTGGTCTTCGTCGCAGTGGACGGTGGTGTATTTGTTGATGAACTCGCGAACCAACTTCCAATTCCCGAGTTTGCTTTCGTCCTCGGCTTTTTCGAAATGGACTTTGACCATCCAAAACCGGGGAAGCGTTGTGACGGTGGCAAGCGGGTCGGTCATCTTCGTTCCGTTGCCTTTGTAGGTTCCACCGTAATACTCTTGGATGAAAGCGGAGTCCTTCATCGAGACATCGACCTTCCCGAAGCGGTCGTGGCTCGTGATGGTGCCAAGAGGCTTTTTGACATCGTCCGGATTTCCGCGTCCGTAATACTCGGTGAGATAGGATGAGGTCAGATAATGGCTTCGGATTGTCGTTTCGGTACCCAATGGGCTATCGGCACGGCTCCCATCGTTGGCGAACTTGTAATCCGTTATGATCGGAGCGATGATGCGGTTGTGATCTGATGCCGTTATCGTCGGAAGAGGCGAATCCATTGGAGAACCGCTTCCTGTGTAAGTACCACCGTAATTCTCGGATATAAAAGGCATCAGTTTCGGGGCAAGGAACACTTCCTTGTTGTTGGTGGTGATCGTTGCCAACGGATTCTTGATGTTCCTTCCGTAATCGGTGAAGTTGTTGAGACCCATCCAAGGCGAAAGGTAAGGCTTGCAAAGAAGATGCTCGTTCTTCGTGACAATCGTTTTGAGCGGGTCCTCAACCGAGGCATCCCGGTATTTTTGGAATCCGTTCTCCCCGATGAGCGCCATGAATGGCGTTAGCTTGGCATTGCACAACTCCGTGTGCTGACCGCCCGCAGCTATTGTCGGATGCGGTTCTTGTAGATCGAGCAACCTACGGCTCTCGTTCGCCATGTATTGAGCGTCTTGGAGGTAAGGAACGACCAAGTTTTGCTTCGTGGATGAGACCACCGTGGACAATGGGTCTTTGAGGTCGTTCACCCTCGGGAGCTGATTCTTGTTCTCCCCATAGCCGATGGGGATGATGAATGGGCTTCCGGAGCGAAGGACGAATTTCTCCAATCCCCTTCCGATTCTCCTTTTGGTCGGCTCAGCCAAATCCTTGTCGCGGTTGAAGATGGATCTTGTCGGAATCGAGAAGTCGATGATCGAAGCTGCGGACTTCCAAGGCTTTTGTCCACGCTTGCACTTTCCGCGCTCCGCATACGTCTTCTCGGGCCACCGGATCGGCTTTCCGTCGCAACGCGCGATCATGAAGAATCTCTTCCGCTTGGTCGGAGCGCCATAATCGGCAGCTACCAATTCGCGGTAATCGACATCGTAGCCAAGGTTCCTAAGCTCCGCGATGAATTTATGGAACGTTGTTCCCATCTTCTCTTTGATGGGCCGTCCGTCCTCTCCGAGAGGACCCCAAGTCTGAAACTCCTCCACGTTCTCCAAAATGATGATCTTCGGCTTAACCGTCTTCGCCCATTTGATCGTCACCCACGCAAGACCGCGAATGTGCTTGTCGGCAGGCTTACCTCCCTTGGCTTTCGAGAAGTGTTTGCAGTCGGGGCTGAACCAAGCGAGAAGAACTGGCCTTCCCGCACATAGCTTGACAGGGTTTACTTTAAAAACGTCCTCGCACAAATGAATCGTATTAGGATGATTTGGTTGGTGCATAGCAATTGAATCTGGATCGTGGTTTATCGCGTAATCTACCGACCGACCTAAAGCCAATTCGATTCCGGTGCTAGCGCCACCGCCTCCGGCAAAGTTGTCGATGATCAATCCTTGATTAACGATCTCATTTTCTATTGGGGTCATTTTGCTTCTCCTTTTTCCTTTGCTGATACAAATCGGAACGATGCTCATCCTTCTTCATCTTTTCGCAAACCTGCTTCAAGATGTCCAAGTCAATGTCGGCACACCAGTTGTCTAATCTTTTGTTTTTCGAACGCGAAATTTTATAGATTTTTAGGTACTCTTCCATGTGGGAGTAAAACCCATCCCAAGAAACTCGCATATCAATCCCAACTTTCTTGGAATCTCACATCGAGCATCCACTTGTCCAAGAACTGCTCATCTTCCGGAAGATGACTTTTCGGTATTCTTAGATCAAACAAGGCATCGATGAACTTCGAGCACTCCTTCTCGTTGCAACCGTTTCCGTAAAACATATAAATAAGGGACCATTCCACTTTCGAGAAATTGTGCCCGACTATCTGATTGGCGAAGTCGCAAACAAGATCGTGGTATCTTATCGACTGATACTTACCTCCAAATTTCGCTTTGACGCAGGATCTGGAGACATAGGAAATCACTTTCTCATATAGCTTCTTCCCATCGGTGACATCGCCCAATTTGAAATAAAGATTCGTTTCGGGGTAGATGATCAGCTCGTTTTCGCAATTGACGAAACCTCCGAACATCGCAATAGCCAAACTGATAGCGTCCTCTACTTCCTCCGGGTATTTTCCGAATTCCTTTTCGGCAGCTTCTAGATTTAGGCAAAGGTTCGGATTAAGTTTCTTCGCTTTCTTCTTTTTTAGTCGTTTGTCGAAGTTCAATTCGCTGATGTATTTTTTGGCGAATTCGCTATCGGATAGTTTTTTGTCGGATGGTTGCATAATGGGTCTCATGTTTTTTTCCTCTTAGCGATCTTTCTTTATGAACTTAAGATAGGCATCGTCTTTAGCGTTCGAATCGATGGTTAGTTCACACAGCTTTTGCCTTTCTGAATCGGTAAGTTGCATCATGCGGACTTTGTCACCGTATTTGGACCGGAGATCTTTTTTGTAATCGGAAAGTTTTTTATTGGCAGCTATGTCTTCTTCGGTCAAGCGGTCAAGTTCCGCTAAATGGGCTTCGCTCTTCTCGTTGGCTATTTTTCTTTTTAGATGCTCGATTTCGTAATCCCCCATAACCGAAGTCGTGCAGAAGTAAACGCAGAAGTCGATGAGTTGGCTTTTGGTCAAATCTTTGAGCGTTGACCTTATCTCACTTTCTTCCATTTCCTCTTCTCCTTTCGCGTTGCAGCTTCCTCAAATGGGCCAAACTCTGTTTGAGTCCGAATCGGTTTCCGTTGGAGCGGAACCTTTCGTTGTCCTCCAACTGCTTGGCTATCTCTTCGTCAATCTCGCTCATGGGGGTAGTCCCTGGTCTTTCCGTAAAGTTCGATTGAGATGATTCCATCCTTCGTCCTCCGAGTGATCGTCATGTACTCGGTCCCACCGACATCGAGCTTCCGGTAATCCTCAACGAAGATTCCCTTCCGCATCGTCAAGAAATGCGTACCGAACTTCTTGATCTGATTGAGAAAGTGATCGTTCTTGTCGCTTGTGCTGATGAAGACGTAGTCATCGTTGATCTCATTGACCATACTCGACTCCTTCCACCAACCATTGGGGTACCAACCGGAACGACAACCAAGCGGACTTCATGCTTTTGAAAGCCGTCTTCGGGAAAGTCGCGGGGAACATACCGACTTGGAGATAAGCCCATTGCATCGCCTCGTGGATGATTCCCTCGCGGGAATCGCCTTCGACTTTGATGGCGGTGTACGTCTCGTAGTCGCTGACTCTCCCCATAGCGAGGAGAACGCCATTCTCCGGGTCAATCAGCAAATTGGCTTTGGAATCTTCAAGGCCATTCGCATCAAGAAGCTGCCGAATTTTCGGAAGGAGCATTTTCTTTTCCCACATGAACTCCTTCAACTCCTGCGGACTGATCTTTGCTTCGTTTTCCATTTTTGCTCTCCTTGCCTTTCGGCATCGGTTGGACCAATAGCCAATCGATAAACGCCTCGACATAGTCACGGCCCTCCGAATCGTCCATCTGAACGTCCTCGCAGCTAAGCAGCTTCCCCTGCCCATCGTTCATCCCTCTCGTGAAGAGACGGAACGCACGCGCTAGGCGGGACCCCCCCTCGAAGCACAACTTCCGGATGTAATCATCCGAATCCTTCTTCGAGGCCAAGCCGTAGGTGTAGTTCTTGATGAAGACCTGCTTCTCGACTTGATGGGAGTTGTTGATGTGCTGAACGATGGTCCAAACCTTCCTGCAATGGTCGCGGTCGGCCTCGTTCCATTGGAGTTTGAGATCATCCGGTAGCGTTAGGTCCAACTGCGTGGCATCCACCACTTCCCTAAGCGTTGCGGTCCGATGCTCATCGACCGAGACGTGATAGAGGAATCGGTAGACCGACCAATCGAGGGGGTCCATCTCCTTGACCGCGTCCTTCGGCTCAGCTTTGACCATGCCGATGAGCCACTTGACCATCTTTTGGATGGCTTTGCCCTCATTCGTCGGCATCGGAAACCATCTCCTTTGGGTCAACTCCAAGTTTTTCGAGGGCTTTCTCGTATTCCTCCTCAGTCGAAGGGGCATCGAGAGGGAAACTGTCCCAATCACCGCCTTTGAAACCGTCCTTGAACTTCTCGCAGTTCGAGCGCATAGCGGTCTCGAATAGGGCATACTTCGAATTGATTTCCCTAACGGTGCTCAGCTTCCATCCGGCGAACATTCCGTTTTTGTAGGTCCTAGAGCAATAGGTAGCAACGAAATACTTAGCGGAAATATGGACATTCTTCGTTCCGTATTTGTTTTCCAAGTCGAAGCAAAGGTTTCTGAATCGGTCTTTCTCATCCTCGTCTTCGAGGTCGAATCCGTTCAAATATCCGTGGTCGAAAAGGAATCCGATGAGAGGGACCACAGTGCACACAGTGGGTCTATCATTGGTCAAACACTGGTTTGACAAAGAAGGATTTAGGCTCTCGGATTTAGACTCTTCGTTCTCAGTTCTATTCTCTAAATCTCTAGACTCTAATATTGTGTTGGACTTGTCTTGGACAAGTTTTGGACATTGTCCAATTTCTTTTTTGGCTCTTTGCTGACGCTTTATCTCGGCCCATTTCGTTTCGCTTCCGGCAATTCCCTCATATCCTGCAATCTGATCGAAGCCGTCTTCTCCTCTTAGAATGAGTCCCAATTTTTTATAGAACGACAAAGCGACCACAACGGTGTCTTTGGTGAACCATTTCGAGTCCCGAGCGATCTTATCCGGGTCATAAGGGATGATGACCTCCCCTACCTCTCTCGCAAGTTTCCCATTCGTCTTCAAAGTCAAAAGGCAAAGGATTTGATAGAGAACCACATAATTAGCGCCATCCTTTTGCGACATCAAGAAGTCAACGGCATCCGATGTCAGAAAAGTGTCCTTTAATTTGATGTAGTACATTATCGATCCTCCTTTCATAAAAGTGTCGAGACGGATTTTTTTAAGTCTGATTAAGAGCAGACTTTGGGAAGTTTTTGCGCTCCCCAAAGCAGCTCACATATTGTTGAGATCGCTTAGATACGATCTCTTTTGGCTAACGGTCATTAAGTCAACCGAAGAGACACCGTATTTGCTCATAGCCGTTAGAAGCGAATCCTTCGAGATTCCTTTTCTCCGGCAATTCGCAAAAGCCTTGCGAACCATCGAATCAAGATTTTTTTCGCTATCTTTGCTCATTTGATATGGCCTCCTTTCGCGTTGCCAATGGTAATTCTCCGGAAGCAACCGCAGTTGCCATCCTATCGATGAAGAAGTCTAGAAACTCGTTTGAATACTTTCGGGACTCCTTCTTTTTTACGGTTTTTGTTGCCATAATAAAATCAATAGTCCTCCAAAAAATACTCAAAAGGCTTATTGGTCATTTCTTTAATGACTAACATATCCTTTAGAGTGAAGGACGAATGACCATTCAATTTATCGCGCAAAGAAACATCGGAAATACCGATTTTCTTTGCAATATCAGACCGTTTAAGTTTGCTTTCGATAATAGCTGCTTTAACCCGGCTTTGCGAAACTCTTTGTTTGAACATAGCTGCCATAGTTTTTTCCTTTCGCTTGATCGGAACGCTTCTATTATTGTCGGCAATTTTACGGAGGTCAAGCAAATTTTGCTTTTTTGTAAGTATTTTTATTGCATTTTTGTAGTAGAATGTCCTTAGAAACGAGGGTTTAGGATGAATAATCTAAGGAAATTCCGTGAAAATGTAGGAATCACACAAGACGAACTCGCCAAGTTATCTGGATGCGCTCGTTCATATATTGGTGAAGTTGAAACTGGTAAACAAAAGATGACATTAAAACTCGCCAATAGAATCGCTCCATTTCTCCATTGCTCGGTTGCTGATGTTTTGGGCGGTGATGCAATTAAATACAATCAATCGTTCAGCGATACTTGCAAGGCGGTTATCAATGAGTATTTCGGTTTTTATGCAAGCAATGATGAAGATTCGTTGAGCGATGATGATAGAGTCCTTTATGAATTGCTCCAATGCCTCTTCGATGGTTCGCTAACAAAAGATCAGATTAAAACAATTCACTCATTAACTATGACGATGGAAAAAGCCAATCTGAAAGATAAGGAGTAATCAGTGAAGACCGCAGTTGGCTATTGCCGTTTCTCTTCTGAAAAGCAAAGGGACGGCTATTCAATCGAAGCGCAGGAAGATGCCATTAAGGAATACTGCAAGAAGAATGGCATCAAACTTTTGAAGTTCTACGTCGATAGGGCGAAATCGGCCAAGAACGCGGATCGGGAATCTTTCCAAGACATGATCAGCGATGCAAAGAAACATTTATTCGACATGGTCATCGTACATAAATTCGACCGTTTCGCCCGGAGAATGTATGACGATGTTATCTATCGGGAGCTGCTGAAAGAGGAAGGAATCGAGCTTAGGTCGGTATGCGAGGACTTCGACCCCAAAAACCCGACTTCGATTTTGCTGATCGGATTGATTGAGGCCAAAAACGAGTTTTACCTCGCCAATCTTTCCGAAGAGACGAAGAAAGGGCAATACGAAAAGGTCAAAATGGGGTTGGCCTGCTCCAAGGCACCGCTTGGTTATTCAATAAGCCCGGACGGTCATTATGTGGTCGATGAGGCCACCGCCCCAATCGCTAGGGAATTGTTCGAGCGCGTTGCCGATGGCGAATCGATGGGGGACATCGCCCACTCGATGAAAGTTCGTGGAATCAAGGGGAAGCTCGGAGCGGTCATAAGCCACCAAGCCATAGAGAAGATAATCAAGAACACCCTCTACATCGGAACCTATACCTATAGCAAGGACAAAGCCAACATACAAAAACACGATGCCTGTGAGCCTTTGATACCAGGCGATTTGTGGGCCGAGGCGAACGCCCAATTGAAGAAACAGGAAAAAAAGCCGTTCCGGAAACACACCGTAGCCGATTACGCTTTGACCGGGATAGTCAGATGCGGTAAGTGCGGAGGGTTCATGCGCGGATGGTCCTACACCGACCGCAAGGGCAAACGCCACTCCTATTACCGTTGCATCAACACCCCGCATCGCGGATGCGACATGACCGTGGTTCAGCAAGGCCAGTTGGAGGACGCGGTCTTCAATTGCTTGAAGGATTATGTGGAGGACCGGAAGAACTTCGTTGAATTGGCTAAGGAGCTGAACGACCGAATAAAGGAAAGGGCCAAGGAAGGAAACGTCAAAGAGGCCCGCAAATTGGTCGGTGATTTGGCTAGGAGGAGATTGAAGCTCTCGCAAGCCTATCTCAACGGCTCGATGCCTTTGGACATCTACACCGATGAGTCTAGGAATGTCGAGGCTCGTTTCGCTGAGGCGAAAAAGGACCTCGCAGCTGCCGAGGGTCCCAAACTTCCGAAGGTCACCCCGGAACTAGTCGGGGCTTTCTTCCGCTACTATTTCGAGAAATACAAGGACACCGAGAGGGGAACTCTTTTCTCGATGATGCTCAAAGAAGTCATAGTCTACGACGATAAAATAACCATCACTTGGAAAATAAAAAGTCCCGATGCAAGTTGTATTGCATATCGGGAACTTGGGGGGCGCTTGTTGCCATTAAGTCGTACGCGAACGTATTCTCTCTCTGGCAGCCGTCCCTTGTTCCTTCCTCTCTTATGAAAGGCTGAATAACAATTGACAGCGTGAAGAATTATAGGTTGTTGAAGC